TTCAATATTTCCTTCCCCTTTTAATTTTTGCATCAATCTATTAATTGCACTTTGAATTACTTTAATTTCACTTCTAGCCATTGAATGTTCGTGATCTTCAGACAAAATATAATCACACATCATCATGTCTGTCGTAAATCTCCAATTTTTAAAAGTACTATTTTTCATTTTATTTTTTGCTTTCTATTATTTAGAAATATCTTCTGCATTTAAACCATTTTTAAGAAGTTTTTGAAGTTCTGCAGTAGAACCAATAAAGAGTGCGTTTGTAACATTCTTTGGTCCAGATTTTTCTTCTTTTTTAAGTTCTTTTACTTTTTGATGTATGTCCATTAGTTTATCAGTAGAATCAGCAACACTTTTAATCAACTGCCCAAAAACTTCATATGCCCTTGGTTGTTGTCCATCTTGAGCAAGTTCCAAAAGACTTGTTGCTGCTTCTTGTCCTTTTTCGATTAAATTATAAAGAGTTCCACGAATATAATCATAATCCAATTCTGAATGATCTTTACTTTGAATGCTTCTTATTTCTTTTTTTGATTCTTTAATAATTTCTTTTGCCGTAATTGTTGCTTTAATTTCCAAAGACTCATCTATCTTATCAAAATTATTTTTCATACATCAATACCTTTAGTTGGACTATAAATTTTCCCGTCACCATAGTCATAACGATATTCACTAAATCCAAAATCATCATCCTGTTCGATTAAAGCATCATCTGCATTATTAATAATATTTACAACAGTACCAGAAGTATGTGATACGATTTCGGTTTCATCTTGTCCTCTATTAACTGTGATTGTGTTTCCAGATATTTCTTTAATATACATTTCTTCATTATCAATTTCAATATATTCATTTACAGTAAGTGATGCTGCATTACTCACATCAAATTTAGTAATTTTATCATCTATATGTTCTGCTAGTGAAGTTGTATTATCATTGGTGTAATCTTGTATTGCTCTTGGTTCAGCAACATAACGAAGTTGTCTAGAAGCATTTTTTCTGTTTGTATCTGTATAATAATCGACTTGTACTTTTTTGATAAGACCTTCAGTAGAATCAGGTAATGGTCCAAATAGATACGTTTTTGCTGTAAAATTTAAATCATAAATTATAATTCTTTTTTCGTCATATCCACTTTCGTAATTATCTTTAAAATTTATATTTCCAAGAACTATTGGAATATCACGTTTTTCACCTATAGAAGATACCAAATCAATTGTTAAATTAAAAGATGGCTGAAAGTATGGGAGAATTTGTTCCACAATTTGAAGAGCATCATCATTATATTGAGTCATAATTGAAAGTTGTATGCCCAAATTATAAGGAACAGGCATAAACAATCTATTTACTACTTTATCATCTGTGAGACTTTTTGATTTAAATGTTTGCATAGTAGAAATTTTTCTACTATTATCATATTGAATACTATTCATTTCAAATGCAAGTCTTGGGAGAATTATAGCAACTCTTTTTCTTAAATCTGGTTTTTGCTCTAATCTTGCTAAAAACTTTTCAGTAGGACCATATGCAATTGGAACTTTTATAGTGCTAAAATCACTATCATCTTGTTTTTTGTGTTTGATATTAATATCATTAAATAAAGTACCAAAGGCAATAATTGTCTTACGAATTATTTCGTGATAGTAGTATTGGCCTAACATAATAATACCTTTTATTAATTATTTAGATTTAATAATCCCCAAAAGGGTTTCTTTCACTAAAATCTAAAATTTCATCTGCTTCATTTTCTATTGGTATATTGTCTGCATAATCATCATATTCATCTTGAGTATTGATTGAAAGAATTTTATAATTTGCATTTGACCCTCCACTTGTTGTTCCCATACCAACTACAGATTCTCCCCGAATAAAACTTCCATTTAAAGTTTTGACTTGAAGTATTCTTGTATCATAATCCCAATCATTTACATATGCAGTAGTTCCTGTTGAAACTCCTCTTACTATTTCGTTGAATATATAATTGCCCGTAGATACGCCAACAGGTGAAGATATTGTAACTACTGGTGCCTGGGTATAACCTACCCCAGCATTAGTATAACGAATTGAAGTTACAATACCAGAAGAATTAATAAATGATAGTGCAGTTGCATTTGTTCCACCAATAGGTGCAGTACTTATTGCGACAATAGGTGCAGTAGAATAACCAACACCACCATCAATTAAATTTATTGGACCCAAAGAACCAGAAGATATAATTGCTGTTGCTATTCCTCCAGAACCACTATTGCTTATAATACTAACAGTAGGTACAACTGTATATCCAATACCTGGATTTATAACTAAAATTTTATCAATTGAACTTCCAGTTTGACTGGAACGACTCGTCATTATTGCAACTGCTGTCGCATTTATACCTCCAGAAGAAGCAGTACTTATTGCAACAATCGGAACAGAAAGATAACCAGTCCCATCATTAATTAAATCTATTCTTGATACCGAATTGCCACCAACACCCGCAAGACTAGAGGCAAGTTGTACATTTGCGGATGTTGATGTTGCGCCTAAACCAACCATAATAAGTTTTACGATATATCCAAAATCTTTTACTGCCTCGTCAACTTCATTAATACTTGTATTAATTACATCATCTGCTTCATAATCCATCACTTCGCATCTTAATTCGTAAACATATAAATTATTTAATTGATAAAATGGTTTTTTTCCTTCTACATATTTGATTTCAAAAATTGTATTATCTAATGGGAGATAAATTAAATCTCCTTCTTCTGGTCTTGATTTTAATTCAATTTGTGTATTTAAAGAAATAAATGGACTAATAAAATCTTCGTACCTTTCTTTTGAAATTATAAATGTAACTTCATCAGTAGTTTTTACTCCAAATTTTGATAAGATGTCTCCTTGACCTCCAAATCCCTCATAATTGACTAAATATGCTTCAATTCTGAATGAATCATCAAAATTTGATGATGTTATTTCTTTTAAAATTGTATTTTTATTGATAATATTTCTTGGAAGATATACTATATCTTGTCCATACATTCTTAATTGTTCATTAATCAAATCTTGTACTAATCTTTGTTCACTAGAAGAACCCTGCAAAAAATATGGATTAAGTGGAGACATAATATTATCCTATCATATCCATTGGAGGTAATTCGTATTCCGTTTTAAGTTGATTTTCTGCTTCTTCTATTTCTTTAACTGCATCATCAAAAAGCTGTCTTCCATTAAGTTGCACACCACCAGGAAGTAATACGCCTTGGAATTTAATCATATTCTGTCCCCACTGTCTTTTGATTAGTGCAGTTAAATATTTTTTTAACCACCAATCATTATAAACACTTGATGCATCTGCGGGATTTACCATTCTATAGCAATCCAATATAAGATAATTGTTTGGACTCATTTGGCTCCAATCAATATCCAAATATAATCTATGATTTTTTTTATTAAAACGAATTTGAATATCGGGTGTGATTAATCTACTCAAATCTTCCAAATATGTCTTAACCATTGTATAATTTAAAAGATCTAATGCTCCGTAATAATACAAATCGTTTAGAAATAATTGATATTTAATATTAAATAAACCACTTGATATTGTACTTGAATCTATTTTAAATACGTTATTTACACCGATTACGTGATCTGGAAGTTTTATAAAATTATTGGTTTCTGTATAAGAAAGAGTAGCAATTCCAACAGTAGATGTGGCAGTTGTAGTGGTGACACCTGTCCTTATTGAATTTAATTCACTTTGTGATAGTTGGTGTTTTAAAAATACTTTTTCAATTCCATCATAATGTCTTTCATTAAAATACTGAATTGCATCATCCACCAAATCATCAATTTGGTCATCATCTACATTAATTTCTACGACTGGATATCCAAGTTTTCTTAAAGAATAATCAATTAATCCTTGACGGGATGATGGTTGAGTCATTGTTGAATTCCTGCCTCTTCGTATTTATCTTCTGGTTTTATTTTTCTTTTTGATTTTAATATTTCATCATTATGTTGTTGCAATTCAAGATTTGTTGTTAATAAAATATTTTTTTGATCTTCAAAATCTTTTGTTAATGATTGCAATTTTGCCTCTAATAAAATATTTTGATTCGTTAATGCTGAAATTTTTTGATGATACAGATTAACTAAAATATTCACATCAACTTCACTATTCATAATTAGAATGTTCCTCCGTCCAAAGTATCAGTCCACATTGGTTTATTTGTATATATTGTTGTTACTGTTCCTGGTATTATTGAAATATTTGCACCATTTACCTTCAAATCATTTGTAGTGTCAAATGTTCCCTGGGCACCAATTAATGTAATTGTTGTTCCAGAAACAGTAGTTTTAACCACACCATATGCCCCACTATTATTGACTTGTGTTACTTGATCACCAGCTGTTACTGATGTAGATGATGGAAGAGATAAATTAATTTCAGTAACAGCAGTTAAAATTTGAGTAGAAGTTCTGGTGCTTGATGCTGTGGATGGATTATTAGTAGAAGTTTGAAGTCCATCATTATCAAAGAATACAACACCGTGAGTATTAAAATCACCAGTTTGATAATAAATTCCTTTAATATCTAAATAACCTCTGGTTCCGGTTATAACATTATTTGAATTTGTTGCATCTGGTACATAGGTCCAAGATCTTACTGGTGCAGCACTTCCACTATTAGTTGTGTCGTGATAACCAAAAAATCCTGTTTTATTATTTGCAGTTCCTACACCGGTATTATAATCAAAAGAAATACCTCTATCGGTATTTGTATCATAAGCGTGTATTACTGTTAATTGTGATGTTGTACTAATTCCAGAACTTGTAGTTCCAGTAATTGTAATAATCTTTGTGGATGTATTATATGCTGTAATCGTAGTCAGTCCACTATTTGGTAAAGCAGCATTACCAGTAATAATATCACCAGTATTAATACCAACAACAGAATCCAAAGAAATTGTAGATACGCCAGATGCAACTGTTGCAACTACGGTTCTTACACTTGTAACTTCGCCAAGTGATAGAATTGCATCATTTACAGTAACATTACTTGAATTTACTGTAGTTGTGGTTCCATCAACTTGAAGATCGCCTTTAATGACGACCATTCCTTCATTACTTAATCCATCAGGATATGGATCAATGTATAATATATTTCCGCCACCAGATCTAGTTGAAATTACATTTGAACTAATTCCAATATTATCAATCGTAACCCCACCAGTATTGGTAAGAGGTCCGGTATGATTAATCGAGCCTGTGATGGTTACAACATCGCCTGAGGCGTTTCCTAGAGTTGTATTACCATCAACTTGAAGGTTTCCTGTGAGTGTTAAATTTGAACCAGATTGATTTCCTGTTACATTTAAAATTCCGCCAATATAAACATCACTTACAATTCCAACACCACCGGCAACTCTTAATGCACCAGATGTTGTAGTTGTTGCATTTGTAGTTGCGGCAATCGAAACAAAAGAAGTGTTTGGAGTGCTTTGAAAATTAACACTTGTTGCAGAAGATGTTGCACCAAGATTTAGTGTGGTCGCATTTGGAACACTTAAAGTCGCATTACGAATAGTTGCAATACCTGTCGTAGCACCCACCACCAGTGCCGTTGCAGCACCAGCGAAGTTTAGATTGGTTGCTACTGTATTATAAAGGTTCTGGGTCGCTTGAGTACCTACAACCGTTGGGTTATTAATAGTTGCAATACCAGATGTAGCACCCACCACCAGTGCCGTTGCAGCACCTAATACATTAGCATTCGTTACATTAGTATTGAAAAGGTTAAGTGCTGCGGTATTACTAGTAACATCACCACCATCAATATTCAAATCTCCATCAAGATCTACTATTGGATTACGAATGGTTGTAATACCTGTCGTAGCACCAATTACAATACTAGTACCAGCACCAAAAGCATTAATTGTTGTTGCATTTGCATTTAGTAGATTAAATGCTGTTAGATTTGTGGTTATATCTCCACCATCAACATTTAAATCTAAATCAATATCTACATTTCCACCAACATTTAGATGAGTAGCAAAACCAACACCACCAGCAACTGTAAGAGCTCCGGTCGTAGGAGTTGTTGAAGCAGTAGTATCGCTAATACTAATTGCAACATTATTTGCAAAATTCCAATCAGCACCTTCAATTTCAAATCTATCGTCGGTTAATTCGTCATATCTTAATTTTACATCTTTACTAGTTCCAAAACTTAAATATGTGTCGTCTGGGATTGCAATTTCACCAGTTCCATTTGGATCTAAATTTATATCCCCATCTACGTTTGTAGATGAAATTGTATTTAAATCAATCGTAATATTATCTACGTTCCACTGATTAACTTTACGACTACTGTCAAGAATAGCAACAAATCCATTTGCCGCAGTTGTTGGATTTGATTGACCCGCAACTAATCCAGGAGCAATACTTAAAAGGTCTGTATAGTATCTACCACCAACTACTAGTGGGTTGGAGGAGTTGTCTCCTACAAATAATCTACCGCCACTATTGCCGTGCGTTCCAACCCCAATTGTAAGACCAAGTTCCCCATAATTAAGAGTTGCCGGAGCAATTGTTCCTGTGGATCTTTTAACTCTAATTATACTTGCCATTAAAAGTTACCTCCGTTGATGTCCAAATTTTGGGTATTGCCTGGTGTTAAATTTAAAGTTGCTTCCCACTTAGATATTGCAGAATTATATACTAGGACCATACCATTCAATAAACCTTCACTAATACTAACATCATCCAACCCACTTAAAGTTCCACTACTACCAGAAAGAGACGATATAACTTTAAGTGCATTTTGGGATCCAACTCTGACTCTTATGTCTGCCATTTTTGTTAACCTGTGGTAATTCCAGCAGTAACAAGTGCGCTACCTTCAACGACTCTAGTTTTTACTGATCCGCCATTTAATAATATATCATAACAATATCTTCCTGGTTTTAACCCTGATGTTATTGTTGACCCCAAAGATAACGTCAATGTTCCATTACTTGGACCAGGAAAAGAAACAATAAATGTGGCAGCAGTAGAACTAGATGAGGGATGCTTCTTCATTTTTGAAGTAGCAGTATATCCAGTCAAATTTAATGGTGTATTCGAAGTAGTCTCAAGATAAAATGTCTGATTAAAATCAGATCCAACATCAATTACTATGTTACTAACATATGCTGCCATTGAATGTAAATATACTACTTTCTAATATATTTATCATTTAGATAATATTAATTTCTTTAATAAATCTTTTATTTCGTCAATATCATTTTTAATCTTTATTACATCTTCTTCTATTTGTTTTGATTTTCCAATTTCTTTCATTTTATCTTCTTTTGCTTTTAGATATTTTTGATAGTCAAGACTTGAGCAATTAATAATTGCATTAGTTTTTTCGTCCCTAAACAAAAAATTATGATCTTTTACTGGTATCATGATTTTGATGCAATAACTCTCAAATCTTTAATTCTTGGATATAATGCTTGATTTGTTCCAGACATTAAAATTTTAATTTGAAAACCATTAAATAATGGAAGATTATCTGCACTAAATTCATAACTTCCAAAATCTGAAATATTCGTGGAAGGGATTACAAATTTATCAGATCTTCCGCTGTTATTTTTTGGATCAATTACAAAATCATTATTGTCTAAATTATCATATCCGGGAAACAAATCAAAAAGCTGTTGCTGGGATGCAGAATCTGATCTTAACAATCTATACATAACTCTTATGTCACTCGTATTATCTCTATAAGCATCAAATAAAACTTTTAGGCTATCAGATGATTGTTTTAGATTGATTGTTTTAGAAACATAGATTGCAGCATGAGGATCATCAAATAAACTATTTACTCTTGAATCTGTAGCATAATTTGTGACTGGTTTATTCAATCTAGTCATTACAGTAATCACATTAACTCTATCAAGATCGATCATTGGTGATACTTTTGGGTCACCAGTAGAAAATTGAAGTTCAAGTGTAAATGATTTACTTCCAGGATAACTAGAAAGATATTCTAATTCATTTACTCTTGATGCAATAATTCTTGGGGACGATAATACATAATCAGATGTCAAAGAAACATCTTCAAAACCTTGATCGACATATGGTATTACATTTCCACCAACACTATTTCCAGAAAATGTCCTAATTTTACAACTTATTGATGTTGTAGAAGGCATTAATGTTTGAATATTTGGTTTTATTATGTTAAAAGAAATATTTTGTGTTGCTTTTGGTCCTTTAAAGTTTGAAGTGGTAGGAATAATGGATTGATATGATCCTCCAGATTTTGATTCATTAAAATATAAAGATGGATATCCACCAGGGTTTCCGTTGCTTCTATTTAATCCATCTGCACTTGGGTCTAGTACAATTGTATACTCATCTAGATCTATAGGATCTGAACCAGAAATACTATGTGTTTTATTAATTCTTTTTAAAGAAACACCATTTAATTCATATTTTGATACAATTTCATTCGCAACATACGAACCAGATACTGGACCTCTTATTATACCAGTTAATGTTTTTGTGGATTCATTTACACCAGTATATCCAATAATTTCTTCTTTAATTGAAATGTACCCCGTATTTGCAGCACCAACAGGATAATTTTCAAAATTATTAAAGACACTAACATCAGACAATACCATCGCATCAGTTGAAGATGAATTATAATCAGATGCCAATCTTACAGGAGAAACGTCAGATTCAATACCACTTAATGTGACTTTATTTTGGAATGAGTACATTCCGTGATTATTGTGATTTACTTTGAATTTTAATCCAGTCGAAATTGAATTTGATGATGTTGCATTTCCATTAACTATTGTTGTAATTCCTACTGTTGTAGTATATTGAATATATTTTGTAGCATCACTAGTGTCAAGTGTTCCTTGAATATTTCCAATTATTAGAGCATTTACTGAAGTGATAATTCCAGCATTATTTGGAACTGATAATAGAAGATTTTTTCCCAACCCTCCAGTATTTGTTGAAACAATGCTAAGCACATCTCCAATTCCGTAACCAATACCAGAAACAGTAACTGTTGCTGCAATTGCAACACCTCCACTAACTGCTAAATTTGCTTTTGCGCCTATACCATTTCCGGTTATAGTAGTCAAATTGACATTTGAATATACTATTGGACCATTTGTGTATCCAATTCCGGGATTTGTAATCGTCAACGTTCCTGTTGATCCGGTAGAAATTCCACCCAATACACTTATTAAGTTTGAAGAAAAATTAGAATTATTTTTTTGTGTAATTTTGGTTCCTTTTACTAATAAATTTTGATCTGCACTACTAATGCTTGTTCCAATACCGACCAATGTACTATTTGCAAACATTTGAATTGGATTTTGTCTTAAAGAAACAATTTGATTATTTCCTATATCCAAAATTGGATTATAAAATCTTATATTTGAAGAACTTGTTGTAAAATTTGCACGATATAATGTAAATTTCAAATCTTCATATTGACTTGGGTCCCAAGTAGCTCCATTTTGTGATTTAAATAATGATCCCAAAAGTGGTTGCTGCGAAACAATAACTCTTTCTGATTCTGGTTTAAGAAGAGTAGATATATCTGGTTCCCCCATTCTTGAAATCCAAACAGTATATTGATCAGATGCAGAAAGCAAAACGAGTGAATATGCATTTGCAGTTTCAAGATATACTGGTGACGGAAAAGTAAAGGTTGTTGGTATTGATCCATCTTCTGAAATTAATATTTCATTTGGTTCCAATACAATTTCTCCAAATGGAAGAATTGTTTGTGTTGGTAAACCAGTTGTCATCGTTCTTACTTGAAGAGTTACTGGAATATTATTAGTTGATTTTGATTTAAAGAATATGTCACATTTTGTAATATAGACACCATTCGAATCGGCAACTTCAAATGATTGTGCTAATGGGTCTACCCATCTAGTATTTGTTACTGTTCTATTTGTAAATGAGGTATCTGCAACAATTCTTGTATCTGTTTCTGTAGTTTCTCGGTTATCTGTTCTCACATTTCTTGAAATGTCTGCATTTCTAATTCTTAATGTTGTTGCTTCAACATTATCTAAAGTACCACTAGATGCAAAATTAGCTTCAGCAGAACTATCAGTAAATCCAGATATTGTGCTGTTTACCTCACTTGTTGTTAACTTGAGTGTTTTTGTTCCAGTTCTAAATGTTGGTGTTGATGGAATTGTTGGATCGGGAATAAACAATGATGCTATAAATGTACCACTATTATCACTAATTAATCTTAAATCTTTTACATTACATATTGCACCACTAGTTTGTCCAACAAGACGCATTCCGGACACAATTTGCCCATAAAAACCAGAAGAAGATTGAATTTCCAGACTTGCAGTATCAATATTTAAAATTGAAGTTGTTGAGGAATATTGCGAAGAAAGTGAATTTGATGGATTATATGGATCTACTGCATATGTTTGTGTTGGTAAATTATATGGACCATATTTGTGATTTTGAGTTGCTACCCTAAATCTTATTGTTTTTGATCCAAGAGAACCAACAACAACTTCGCCAACCGAAAATGACCCATTCGTCATAGTAACTTCCAAAAGTTTAGGAGTTACATACGATGTCATATTAATATTATCAAAAAATGCATAAATTCTAGTATTTGGTTTTAATCTTCTTGCAATAATTTCAATATTTCTTGATCTCATAAATGACAAAACTTCTCTAGATACAACTCTATCTCCTAGATTTGTTGTATCAAATCTTTGCGAAACGCCAAGTTGTATTCCTTGCCTACTTTGATTGGTAGTAGTTGTAGTTGTTTCATTTGAGAAATTGGCAAAACTATCTTGGAATGTTTGTGCTGTGGTAATTGGAATTCCAAAGTTTTGTCCATCATCTGTAAATCCACCACTTTGAAATGAGGATTCGGAAAGAAAAGAACTTCCATTTTGAATACTGGCAATTTGTTGCCTTCCGCTCGTTTGTGTACCAGTCCAATTTGTTTCCCAAGATCCCCAATCAGTTGGAGCCAAACCAGTGTTTGTATCAACGCCCAATTGTTGAATAAAAGAGTTATAACTACCTTCTATATCTGCTGTTCTTTGTGAATTTCTCGTTTCTATCCACGTATCTGATGATGGATTTAGTTCAATTGCACCAATCCAATTAATAACATTAAATGGATTTATATTTTCAATTCTTGTGGCAAATTTATTTTTTACATATTCTACATCTGAATAATTTAGACATACAATATCTCCAACTCTTTTAATATTTGGGGATCCTAAATCACTCACAAATCTTAAATCCGCATCTGCATTGGATTGAGTGCCAATACCAATTACAGAATCTGATCCAATCAAAAGATCAATACTTGTCGTGTACGGTTGTGGATTCAATTCACCAACAGCAACATCTACACTTGCTCTATATGCTGGATTAGAAATATCACCACCATTATATGATTTAAAATTATCTACAAAAAAACCACATTTAAATCTATCAAGTTGTGTTGTTTTATCTCTGATTGTAAGATTTTGTGTATCACTTTCAAGAAGAGATAGCGAAGTGTAGTATTCCACATTTGACAATCTTTGATCCAAACTTGAAATATCTTTCATTCTGTATCTTTTGTGAGATACTAAATTGGTCTTAACACTAGACACATTGTGCAAATATGCAGGCAAATAAATTGTACCAATTTCTAAAGAAGAATCTAAATTATTTGGAATTTGTGGAGTCAAAGAAGGAACACCTTTATTGACTATAAAGGAACCATCTTTATCCAAAAAGATTTTATCAATTCTTGGCAAATAATAATCATAAGAAAGATTGATATTTTTGGATTTTGCAAAAATATTAGTGGAGGAACTTGTGGTTGAAACAAATATTCGTGAAGAAAACTCAAATGGTGATGTTGAAGAACCACTAAATGGTGTCACTCTTGGCCTACAATCAATTATATCAGAAAGTCTGATACCATCGACCGACTTTAGTTTTCCGTATATGTCTTTGTCGTAAGAATTTACTCCAACAAAATCTCCGGTATCAGAAGAATTTATTGTAAAATGATTATAAATGATTTTAATTTTTTTTATCGGACCTGAAAATTGTGGTTTTCTAATGATTTTAGAAAAATCCAGATAATCTGATCTTTGTCCAGAATCAAAAATATAATTATTTTTAATATTTTTATCTCCGGGAAATGCAAACAATACATTTGCTTTTATATTAGATTCTTGGAAACTTATAGATTCGTTTGTGGCAAATATATTTTCATTTTGATAAACAATATCTACTTGATTTGTTCCATTTGAAGAAATTAAAACAGCAACTGCACCACTTATTTGTCCAATAATTAATTCTCCCTTTACGGAATTTAAAATATTTGAAGATAAATTTGTTAACTGGATAAATGGTAGTGATGGGTCACCAGTAGTCGAAGATTCAATAATTCCAACAATTTCAGATACATCTGAAATATTTAATGAAATTTCTTTATCCTGCACTCTTGTTCCGTATATTTGGTCATATATTAACCCATCATTCAATGCGGTTGATCCAATTCCAGATCCTTGAAGTGATGATTTGTTGACAATTATAGAAGAACATCTATTATGTGTTTTTTTCTTTGTTTTTACGTTTATTTTTTTAAATGTAGTAGTCAAAACTGCATTTCCGTTTTGGCTAATATTCTGTAATGTTACAGTTCTTCCACTAGGAACAAGTTTTTGGTCAGTTAGTGATTCTATTACTCCATTACTAAATGCTAAATTGTAATCTTCTTCATCAAATGGTTCAAGAGTTAAATTTGGGTCACTTTCTAGTAATTGTGATAATCCATTACCACTAATTGTTACATTATAACTTTTTCTAATCACTACATCAGATCCAATTAAATCTAAATTTGATATATTTGATTTATTTAATTTTGTATAAAGACCAATATTTTTTATATTATTTAAAATTTCTAAAGTAACTTTTTTAAAATCATTTGTAGTTATTGTTGAAGATGGCAAACTTCCACTGCAAATACCAGAAACAGAAGGAAATGATTTTAATTCAATTACCTTTGCAGTGGTGCTTATTCTGTGTACTTTATTATATGTTGGTACAATTTCACCTTGTTTGGTGTATGAAACTACATCTCCAGTATTGATTCCAACATAAAAATTTGAATTTGAATTTGTTACTGAACTTATTCCTCCAGATGCAACAGAAATTGTAAATTGTGATCCTGAAGGAGACAAAAGAATCGAATTAGAAAGTAGTGGATCTGCTGTAAATGTTACTCCATTACCGACTATTTGATGAACATCTGAAAAATTAAAATCACGAGACGAAGTAATTGTTCGGCCATTATCTATTCCATTAATTTCAATTTGCTCATCTTTTGCAAAAGAACCAGAAACTTGATATAATGTTAGTTCGTTTGAAGAAGATACAGTGCCAACAAGATATCCTGTCGCTCCACTATTTTTTCCTCGAATATGTGCAGGAACTGTTTGAGATATGGTTGCATTTAAATTTAAAATTGTATAAGTTTGAACATCATATAAAGATATTTCATATTGTGTTGCTGCATTTGTATATTCGGCATTTTTTAATTTTAAATCATATATTCTTGCAACACCTATTTTTAAATCAGATGCAATACCTACAGATACTGTTCTTCCTTGGTGTAAATTTACTAGTGACGACACTCCAAAACCAACGGGAACTGATCCCGAAACATTATTAACAATAATTTGCCTTCCCAAATTAAAAGGTATTGCTTGATTGTAATCATTAGAAGTAGATCTTGGTTTTTCTACATCAATTATTGTATTATTAATTGTTTCTACTTCATATCCCCTTACATATGCCTTTCCGGGACCAACTGATAGACACAGCAAATTATCAGAGACTGTATTTCCTTGACTTGTTTTTTGATTTTTTAAATATATTCCATTATTTCCAATTTGATCATTTAAGCATTCCTTTTCCACAATATCAAATGGTTTTACATAATAATCTCCAGATTCGTCATATGTTCTTCTTGCAAGTTCATCTCTAATTAAATTATAATTTGTCGTTTTTACAAATTTTTGTAAAATTCCATTTTCTAGTCTAAGAAGTTCAATGAAATTTTCATCATTAAATTCATCAATTGATTTTTTAATCAATGAAGTAGATATTTTTAATCTATCTGCACCAGGAGCTGCATAATTTGAAAACCCTTGAGCATTATCAAATAGATCTTTATATTCGTCTGATGCGACGACGATATCTTCATCAATCAATAAACCAACTCTATAAGATGGTTTATTTGTATAATAATCTAGTATAACTGTTTCTGAATTTATTTTTAGGAAAAAACCTCTAATAAAATATATTCCTTCTGCAATTTTTGCGGCAGAACCTACTGCGGTAGAATTTGATATAATCGTTGTAGCAAAAGATGTACCATTCCTAATTGTCGATAAAGAATATGTAATATCCTCTAATGCTATTAAATTTTCTCCATCAACAAAAGTTGCAGTTGAAAAATTAGTATCACTTGAACTTTGGTATTTTATGTATAAAGTATTGTATGTTATATTTGTATCATTATTTGATACATAATTTTCAATTTTTGCCTTTACCCCACTAATTTCTCCTTGAATTAATTTTCCTACAAGATTTTCTAGATATAAAGAAATAGGAAGTCCCAAATGCGTTTCATCAATTTGAACACAGGCATATTCTGAATCATAAGCAATTTGGCCAGGAATTACCATTGCTCCTTCTTTGAAGAAATGATTTCCGAATTTTTCTATTTGATTTTGAAGTATTGTTTGTAATGTTGTTAATTCTCTTGCCTGAACTGGGGAACCCGGTTTAAATAAAACTTTTTGATAATTTTTTGATTCTTCAAAATCATCAAAATACGGAGATACGTTTAAATTAGTTTTTTGGGGCATTTGATTTAAAACTCTAGTATAATTTTAATGTCTTCCTTTTGACTGGATGACCTAGGTATTGGAGATCTATTATCTATGTATATAATCTCTCCGGACTTTTTATTATATTCTGCAGATGCAATACCAGAATTGAAAGTTAATCCAAGTTGATATGTTCTACCATTAATTGTAGTAGATACGCCACTAAATGTAGAATTGATTGATAATGGTGTTGTCCCATTCATAGATGAACCATATATTGTCAAATTTCCTCCAGTTGCTGGACTTGAAGTAAAGTTTGTAAGTTTGTATCCAACAGAAGTTGTACCTAACCCAACTGGTTGATAATATTTTAATACTCCGGTAATATTATCCCAAGACGCAACAAATCCAATTGCAGTGGATCCAACACCAACTGTCTGCGTAATTGTTGAATCTACTGCATAAGTTGTAGCAGTTGTTGCTGATCCGGTAAATTTAAGTGCTTTTAGTCCACTTACTATAGATGTATTTAAAAGCTCTACTTGACTTCCGGTAATTGTTGGGTTTTTTATAATACCAACTCTTGCAAAATCATTTCCAGAAATTATATCTGGGTTTGATTCTAAAGTTTCATATCTAGAATATATAAGAACTCTATATGCACCAAGTTCTCTATAGATATCATATCCATGGCCACCTTTTGGTGGAATAATTACATCAAAAGAGGCAAGAGAAGATAATCCTGCGCCAACATTTGATAATGAAGTTGGTATTCCTGGAGCACCTGGTTCAAATTTTACAGTGCCATAAGTATAACCATTTCCACCATCAGTAATATAGACTTCTGATACTTTTCCAAAAGAATCGGTCGTAATTGTCACTTTTCCGTCATTACCGTCTCCAAGAATAGGAATGTTGGTGAATGTTGAAGATGTTGGATTGTATGATATTCCTCTTTGTTTAATTATAATAGAATTTATTCTTCCATCCACTGCATTTGCTTTTGTTGAAATACTTTCACCTGAAATTCCCCAATCTTCTGGAACAGGAATATATTCGATTGAATCAAATTTGATAATTTCTGAAGGTTTTATTGTGTATAGATATTTCCAAATATATCCATCACCCGAAGTTCCCGCAGATCTTGGTTCCAAATCAATAAATTCAGGTTTATCATATGAAGGTCTCCCATTTAAATTTTCTGCATCAGATCCATTTTGAAGACAAATATAAACCCTAAGGTCATCATTGATCACATAATAATTAGATTCATAAAGACTTGATTGTGATGTTATGGGTGTTTTGTTGTAAATATTATAATCGTGTCTGTACATCTCATAAGTTGTTCCTGCAGTCCAAATTATTTTTCTAACCACTCTACGAATATCACTACTAGAAACTTGTTTCATAGCAATAATTGTATCTTTAATGTCATTCTCTTCTTTAAATCCATCCACTGGAGATGGACCAGTGCCCCAACTTAAAGATCCTCCAGCTCTTTGATCGGTCGAATTTGGTTGTCCGATAAATGTATAATAACGATTTAGTGTTTGACCGATACCAACAATACTTTTGGTAAAATTTTCAGCATTTAATATTCTAAATTGATCAGATATAATAGCAGGCATTTTTGTGATAGTTTATATTTATTTATTTACCTTTAAACAAACCTCTGGTTCTGGTCACTTCTGGTGCAGAAGATAAACCAACTAATCCATTATTTGTATTTATTGTAAAGTTTTTTGGAATACCAATTCCCCTATTTTGATAATCATAAATATTACCCCAACTATATTTCCCATAAAAACCATTTGGTCTATTTAATGGATCTGCGTTAACTATAATTTGATTTGCATGATTGGGACTAGGCAAAAATTTACAAAATACAGTAACAATACCAACCCCAGAAGATTGTACGTTCTCTGCATAATAAACTCCATCAATAAACGTATTTGCCGTTCCGACATTTGTTATTATATTGTTTGTAGTTGTAATTCCAGTCAAAGCATGTCCACATTGTACATTACTATCGTAAATGATAAAGTAGTCACCTGTTGATATTCCACTATATGATATTCCAAAACTGTCAAGAGCAGAATAACCAATTCCTAAAGTTGTATTATCATAAGATTCTGATTTTAATCTAAAAATTAGTTGTGGCAGAGTCGATCCATATCCCAAACTTGTATCCACCCCAACAATTAATCCATGATCTCCTTTTGATTTTATGGAAACTATTTGCTCGGTTAATGCTTTGTCTGGTTGTATTAATATTTTTGGTGGATTATTTTGATTATAACCAAACCCAGGATTTGTAATTGAAATTGAAGTTACGATGCCCGATGTGGCATTTGATGTTGCTGTAGCAAAATTATAAACAGCAGTAGAATATATTGAAGTTGCTCCAACACCAATTAAAACATAACCATCATTATTTGGAACATATATAATATCATTTATAATATTTGATTGATTTGTCGATCTAAATGTCCAATTTATCAAATCAAAAGAATAATACAATATGCCATTTGAGTTTAATAGTGTATATAATTCATATGATGTATTATAATTAATGTTAACAAAATTACCATTAATATTTGGTGTTATTTGTTCCCAAGTAACACCAAAAAATGATATAAATATAGAATTTGAATTACCCACTACAATAAATTTTGCTCCATCCCAAATAATTTTATTTAAATTATTTGATGTAATTATATCTGTGTCCCAGAATTGTCCATTTGATGATGTCGAAACTGTACCATCATCACCTACTGCAATTAGTTTTGATGCTCCATATGCTATGGATTTAAAATTACTAGAAGTATTTGATGCGACTTTAGTAAATGCAGTTGATCCAACACCAACTGCAGAAAAAATTGCTCCTCCATATCCGACAGAAACCCATTTACCAATATCTGAAAAATAATTAACATTAGTTAAAGATGAAATATAAGAACTTTCAGATCTTGTGATAATGCCAAACTGTGAAAATTCTTCATATTTTTTCATTTCTGTCCAAGAAGATATTGTTGTTCCATAACCAATTGCTTTAATTATTTTTCCATTATTACCAACTGCAATATAAGTATTAGTCGAGGCAAAAGAAACTGAATTAAATGATACAGTCTTAGCAAATCCCACATTCAAAATTGAACTGTAATTTTTTGCATCTGTTGTAATTGCAACAACACCACTTTGACCCACAGAAACTATTGGATTTCCATTGGTAATCGAAAACAGGGAAGTATTAGTAGAAAGACCAGAAGATAATGTCCAGTTTAAAATTGGATCTTTTAATTGTACAGAAATTGACGAAATTGCAACATTTGGTGATGTTGTATATGCATATCCAATTCCACCTGTTGAAATTGCAATTGAAGAAATTGTACTAGCAACAGAAACTATTGCTGTTGCTATTGCAGAATCTGTGTCCCTAGTTTCGACAATTAAAATATTAGCATCTTCTTCTGGTAATGAGTCTAATGTATTAAATAACGGAAATGCACTGCTTACATATATTGAAGTATCTTCAATATTTACATTTTTAATTATTCTTGTTGTTGGTCTAATTGTTGGTATTAAACTTGGTCTTGCTTTTGATACTAAAGATCCATTAATAATTCTATCTTGTTTTTGTTTAGTCCATTTAAGAGGTCTTTGTTTATTTGTATTCGTATTAATACCTATACTATCATAATTATAAGTGTCAAGTTGATCACTCGAAACGATTTTTTTAACAATTCGTTCAAACTGTTCAATATCTAAATTGTCATAAATGTTTTCTCCAATTTGAACACCATCACCATCTTTAATTGTTTTTACTGGAGTAATAGTTTCAACATCTCGAACAGATCCTTTAAAAAATAGAACACTACATTTTGATCCAGGTTTTGGTGGTTCTTTAAAGAATATTCTACTTCCTAAAATAGTATATGATTCATTTGGAATTTGTAGTATATCATTTAAATATATGAATAAATTATTTTCCAATTCTATATCAGAACCTGGATTTTTCTTTAGATCTACAACATCAGTAACACCACTTACAGTTTGTGTTAATGTGAATTTGGTTCTTGATCCATTAAAATATACAGAAATATCATCAAATGATATAAACTGTCCAACAAAAAATCCACTAAATTTATCTGTTAGTGTTTCATTTACGGTAATTCTAAATTCACTGAATGATGTTCCTATGTTTGGATTTGTGGTCAAACCCACAACAGATAATACATCGCCAACTTTATATCCAATTCCTGGGTTGTCTATATTGAACTGAATAATACTTGACCCATTTCCAACTTGAACTGAAACCTTTGCCCCTATTCCATTTCCACTAGATCCACCCGTGTAAGCAACGCCTAAATTGCTGTAAGGTAATGGTAAACTTATTACTGCAACTGGCAATGATGTGACAGTATATCCAATACCTCCGTTTATAATAGATAGTGATGTTATTGTTCCTCCAGCCCCAACAATCGCAGAAATTGAAGCACCAGACCCAACAGTTGATGCAATACTTACAATCGGAGACGTTCTATACCCACTCCCAGCGCCTTTCAGGGTGATTGAATTGATTGTTCCACCCGCTGATACAGAAACAGTTGCTGCGGCACCAATCAGGGGTTGATAACCAAACCCAGTTGTAATTGCAACATTTACAATTTTACCTGCACTTGGAGCACCAGTTAAAAACTTAATCGTATTTGTATTTGGTGTATCAATTGTATAATCAACTTCTGGAGTTTGGAAAATATTATTGATTAGAATAAATGGTTTGTTGTTTATGTTTGTGCTACTATTTGTACTTGTAAAAATTCCAGCAACTGGCTGATTGTTTGACGATAATACAAATGTTGTAGCTGCAATACCAGTAAATTGGTCCGATACATCATCCAAAATTAAATTATTATCAACTGGATTATATGCATCCAATTGTCTCGAAAATACTCTTCCAGAAAAAGATGAATTTTGAATTAATTGTGGATCGGTTGATGCAATTGATGGACCATAAGGAGGAGTTGAAAAATATATTGCATCATCAATAATATTAAAATCTCCTTTCACTATTGTTGTAGCTGCCCCAACAGTATGCCCAACAGCAACGGATCCCATAAATGCTCTAGTTACATTTAAAACATTAGTAGAACCAACTCCAACAGAATTGACTTTTAGATATTCATTATCAATTTGGAGAATATCATTATTAAAAACAGAGCTGATTCCGGAAGATATGTATACACTTGTAGAACCAATACCAATAGATGTAGAAAGACCCAGTGATATTTTTTTTCTATGAATTGGACTTTGAATAATATTATCAATCGAAATTATCACATTTTCATTTGGATTTTTAAAACTAAATGATTGAGTTCCAGTCGTAAGTGATGTCAAATTGAACGGAGTATTCAAAGTTGTTGAAAAACCAGAAACTTGAAAATTATTTGTATCAATTTTTTTGACAAATATATTTGATGGAAGTTTATTGGTTCCCAATAAGGTTGGAGATAAGTATACGTTATCTGCTGGAGTAGACCCACCTACATTAGAACCAGAAATTATAATTTGATCTGTTGATGCATATCCTGTTCCTCCATTTACAATCCTTACTTCAGAAATATCTTTATTTGCGTCTCTTGTTACATTGAATATTGCACCAGTTCCAATCCCACTAGAAGTAGATGCAACACTTACATATGTCGTATTTACAGTTCCAGCTCTGGTTGTAGAAACTCTTGATATTGTAAAATGTAAATTATTTGTGGGGGTTGCACCACCCATATAAGTTCCAGCAATTGAAATTTGTTGCCCAACGGAATATCCACTTCCTCCATCAATTAACTGAACTGATGTTCCAATAGGATTACCAGTGCTACTATTATAAGTAATAAGAACTTGAAATAATGCTCCTGTTCCAATTCCAATATTTACCACTCCAGGAATTGAATTACCAAATCCAAAATATTGTGAAAAAATTCCAGGAGAAACTGTACTACTAATACCAGTAACAATTCCAATATATGGAACATAATTATTATATCCATTTTCATATATTGCACTTCCTATTCCTGCACCAACTTTTATTAATATATCAAGAGTTCCCGTTGCATATGATGTGGTAGCAATACCAATTCTTGTTCCAACGCCAGGATTATAAATTATTTCTTGTCCAGATTGAAATCCATGATTTGGGATGATAAATTTATCATTTGATAAATCAATAATCGTGCTAGCAGATCCAACAAACTCTTTATAAAAAATCGGATCACCTTTACTTTTTAATTTAAAACTTGACAAACCAACAATCGAACCACCAATAGTGGTAGTAAAACCAGTAAATTGATTACTGATATCATCAATCATATAAACTTTATTTGTTTTATTTAATGTATAAGATCTAAGAGCAATTCCTTCTAAGAAAAATATTCTTTCAACTGACCCATCATCCAATTGATCATCTTCATATACCATAGCAAAATTATTTTTAACAGATAAATCTGCGGTATTGTCTATATTTACAAGTAAAAATGGATCTGGATTTACAGCGTTTACTTTCATATTTGTTGATTTTCCAACACCAAGATTTAATGGACCAGAAGTTACTATTCCCGTAATAACTAAATCAGAAAATTCTTTAAATCCAGATGGATGTACAATTGATTTTACAGATTCTTTCCAAGTTGAATATGGTATTTGTCCTTTAATCGAATATGAGAATTTTTGATAGTAATCATTATCAGAAATTCTTTGTTGATAATCATTTAAAAATCCAACTTTATCACCAAAATCATTAATTTTTTCTCTAAAAACATTTAAATCAGAATCCAAAGAAAATTTACTTACATATTTAACTGTTCCATTTAATTTTGATTCCTCTCCATAAAGTTTATCTTCGATATTTAATGTTCCCTGAACATCTATCAATCTTAATTGATTAGTATCATTGTCCCACCCATTTTCCATAACTTTTGCAGAAAATGTAGATCCAGAAATAACTCTTTCGCCAGAATTATAATTTGCATCATCAATTAGAACCATTTCAAATTCTGCCATATCTTTTTTATTAACAACATATCCAAGTGTTAATAAGTTATTATAATTTCCAAATGTTCCTGTCTGTAAACCAGACATTGAATAGTTTACAACAAAATTTGTAGTGTTTACACCTGTTACTGTGAAAAAATTATATCCATAATCTTTTGAATTGAAATTTGATAATTCAGAAGATGAAGGTGTCAATCTGCATTTTTCGATAAAGATCTTATCTCCTACAGAAAATGGAAAATCAATTTCAGTAGTTCCATATCCTGTCGAAATGTATGGATATAAAACAGGGTCATTGACTAATTCAATTGTTCCTATACCACTAGAAACACTAGCATAAATTGAATCTATTTCATATCCATTTGAATTATTATATGGAACAATTCTAAGTGGTTCTTTTAAATTATAAGAGTTTTTTAAAATATTTACAGAAACAACTGATCCACCTTGAATTCCTGCATATATTTCGATATCATTATTTCCTATTATTTTTAATTTGGGTGGTGTATTATAATTTTTTCCAGATGTTAAAATTCCAACATAATCTATTCTAGCAATGTCTTTGATAATACAAACCGACGGAATACTTAATTGCGGTAAAGTTGTAGGATCTGTCGGATAATCAAATCCATCTTTAATTCTGTCAATTGATATTATTTTTCCAATTTCTTCTGAAATTGGGTATAAAATTGCGCCACTTCCAGTTGTACTTGCAATTGAAACAATTGAAGGAATTTTTGAATAAGATTTTCCTTTAGAATTGATTCTTACTTTTGATATTGAACCAGTAGAATTGATTGAGTCTGTATCATAAAAAACCGATGAAATGCCCGATGTTTGTGTGTATGAAGTATCTTCTGGTTTTTGTTTTAAATTGAATTTAAATGAAGTAGAATTAATTCCTATTATTGAATAGTCACTATTCAATAAACTTTGCCTAATGTCAATTTTATTATTTCCAAATACTTCAAAATCAGAAGACAATCGAAAAGCATCGATATCAAAAAGAGAAGTTGAGGAAAACTTATAATAAAGCAAATTTGGAATATTTCTTTGATTTGTTGTTATTGTAACAGCAACGCCAGATCTATCAATAGCTAATGAATTTGTTTTCTTTTTATCTATTTCGAATTTTTTTTCAAAATTTTGATCTTTATAAAATTCTAATTTTAAATCATTTAAAGATGAATCCGATACATTAAAAGTAATTACATCTCCTTTAGTAAAGGATAATGGAGGATTTATGAGTGCGATATTATGAGTACCTACACCAATAGAGGTAAATGTGATTCCAATCCCAATAGATGCATCATATGCATAATTTGATAATTGTATTTTGTCTGGATTTTGTTTAATTACATAATAAATCGCACCATCAACCAATCCTCCAATACCTACATTTCCTGCATAGTATATTACTTTATCTCCTGTTTTTAAATTATTATTTGGAATATTAATATTTGAAGTTCCCCCTATGGAAACAAAATTAGTAGAAATACCTATCAAATCGGTTGTTATTTTTTTATTTTTTCTATCAAATCTAAATTTAATACTTTCTTCTCTTGACGGAAGAACTGTAAATTTAATTTTATCTCCATTAAACAAACCATGAGGATCAGAAGTTGTTACAATTCCTGCATAGTTTTGAACTCTTCCAGTAATTTTTGGATAATATGTCGTCAATGAATGAGAATAACCAACGGAAGAATTATATAAAAATGTTACCGAATTTAATGTTGTTCCAATACCAACAGAAGTAGTAAATCCTAGAGTTGAAATACCAAGAAAATTATTTCCAAAATTTACAGCATATACAATTTGATTATTATTTAATGTTATTGGTGCTCCATTAGACTCCGAATATGCACTAATTCCAGCTCCTGCAGAATAATTATATGCCAATGGTTGTCCAGTATAAAATCTATGATTTTCTAGATATATGGATTTTTCTGGAACAAATCTGATATTTATTGTACTTGTTCCAATACCTACAACAGAATAAGTAGATCCAGATTGTCCATATCCAATAGTATTTGTCGGATTAAAGTAAACAGTTTTATTTTCTGGAATTGTATACCCAATTGCTTTTGGTTCAAAAAATTCAAATTTATTTGTAAGAAGTCTTACGCTTTCAAATCCTACTGTATGAATTCCTCCACCAGATTGCCTATTGACTAAAATTTGAGATTTTTTTGAATCAATGCCGGTGATGGTCATATATTCCGTTCCAACACCAATATTATCACTTACCTCAAATCCAACAATATCTTTAACTGTGAGATATGTTGATATTCCTGTCGTAGATGTATTTTGTAATGTTTCTACCAATTCTGTCGTTTTTTGGTTTACGAAAATATTTTTAACACCTTCTAATTGTGAAAGAGAAATTGTAGACAACCCAGAAATAACTACTTCATCACCTGTGGTTAAATTATGAATAAATGAAGTTATTCCTACAATTTGATTCAAAGTATTTTCCTTTGAATAAAAAATTACATCATTAAAAGTAGTCACTCCAACTATAAGATTTGATATATTTTTACCAGATATTCTTGAAATTTGGGCACTCACACCTGTGCCGTCTGGTGTGTTGGAAAATTTAATTACATCATTTACAGAATAATTTGAACCAAAATTGTCAATAAAAATAGAAGAAATTCCAGATTTTTTAATATCTTTTACGATAAATTCTTGTTTTAAATTTGGAGAAATTTTTTCAATAATTTCATAACCAGAATTTATGGAATCTACATAATAATTACTAAAATTTCTAATTATATTATAAGTTGAAATGTTTGTTTTTTGTGAAAAACTTGGATTAAAGTTTTCTAAAATTGGCGCATCTTTAAATTTTTGACTAATTACATATGGATATAATGGGTTTAATATATTTGATATTAGTTCAAATGTTGTAAAATAAGCATATGTCCCATATGGATATTCTGGAGTAATGCAATATCTTCCATTATATTCATCCAAATCTCCGGAAGAATTATATTCATAATCATTAATAAAAAATCCATTTACAAAATTATTTGGTCTAAGATCATTAGTTGGTAATGATTTTTTACTATAACTAGATGAAATTAATTTAATAGTAGTATCATTTAAATTTTCATATCCATATGGACCATAAATTGGATTTCCATCATATGCCCATCCCATAATTAGGGAATGTCGAAATGAAGAAGTTTGTTCTTGATTATTGTCTAAAATATTATCTGAAAGATTTTTTCTAAATTGTCTTGACAAATAAAAATTTATTGGTTGTAACCCCAAATTCAAATCTAATGCTGGATATGAAAGTGTTTCGTCATCGCCACCATTTACTAGAATTGTATTTTTATTTTTTTCAACTTGATCAATTTTCCATTCAAAAACGTCTACTACAAATTTTAAATCAGATCCTCTTCTTACTGCGCTTAATGTTGTATTTGATGAAGCATAACCAACTCCACCGTCAACAATAGAAAAATTTACAATTGATCCATTTTCAATTATTGGTTTTAAGTCGGCATATTTTCCTTCACCATAAATTATTACTTGTGTTCCATTATCATATCCATTACCTCCAAAAATAATTTGAACATCATTGATAGATCCATTTACAATTACCGGTTTAAGTAGTGCTTTACTAATTGAAGATAATTCTACATTAGGTCTTCTATGGAAATTGATAATGTTTGGACTTCCATAAGAATTTCCTCCATTTTCAATATATACACTTTCGGCAGATCCCAAAACAACAGGAGTCAATATCGGTGCAACAATAGAAGTAGATCCAATTCCAGAAACTGTTTCTATATTAATTTGAATTGGTGGATAATAAAAAGTATGAGTTCCGACACCCAAAGAATCAAATTTGACATATTTTTTATTTAAATAATTTTGTTTAATTGAATTAATTTCTGTTCCAGTTTCTGAAAGTTTAAATTTATTTTTATCAACTACTGTTACTACGTAATCTGTTGTCGATAATAATCCAGAAATTGATGTATTAGTACAGGAATATTTTATAAAATCTTGATTTTTAAATCCGTGATTTTTTGCAAAAATATAATTATCTGCAGTATTAATTCCAGATATTTCCATTCCAAAACTAGGATAAAAACTAGAAGCAACTTTAACAAGTCTATTTGAATAATTTTTTCCTTTATTTTTTACATATATTTTAGTAATTGTATTTTTTGAATTTAAAGTATTAAATTGATGAAAACCAGAACTAATTCCAGTAATATTGATTGTATTAATGCCAACTATAGAATCATTTTTATTTTTATGTAATTTTACTGATTTTGAATTTACAATTTTTATAAAATAATTAGATTTATCAATTAATCCCGAAATATTCGTATTTCCATTTGTTGAATAGATTACTTCTTCGTGATTATCAAAATTGTGATTATTTAAAAAAGTAATAGTATCTGTATTAATATTTACTGATGTTCCATCGGCTTTTAATTTAGAAATAATTTTGGATTTGACTAAATTTGTTTCTAATATTGCTCCTTCGCCATTTCCGCCAGAAATAGTTACTTTTGGTTTTCTATCATATCCAATTCCAGGAGAATTGATTTTTACTTCTTCAATTGAACCAGAAAGAATCAAATGTGCATTACAACCAGATCCAATAGAATCTGAAATAATTAAATTTGGTGGATTTACAACGTCATAATCTTTTCCTGGATTTGTGACTGTAATAGAATTGACCATTCCATAATAAATATTTTCATCAAATAATGTGGGTGAGTATATTTCTATACCATTTACAAAAATACCTACTTGTCGATTAAAAGTAGTTCTATTTTCTGGATCATCAAAATAATCAATAGAATCATTTAATTTGATTTTTTTTAATAACTTTTGATCTTTGATTATTTTATTTTCAAAACCAAGTTTGTAGATTTGATCTGATGTTATTGGATAATCAATTTGAATAAATTTTTCATTGAAAATATCACTATTGCTATATGACAATTTAATTTGGTTGTCATTTATTTTTGTTACAAAATATACCCCTGTAGAAATTCCAACAGAATTTGAATTGTAATAAATTTTGTCTCCAGTTAAGAAATTGTGATTGTTTGTAGTTAAAACTGTCGTACCAGATCCAACAGAACTAATATTTTTTTCTGTTGATGTGCATGTAATTTGATAATCAGGAAGACCAGAACAAGCAACATATAAGTATTCTTCATTTTTGTCGATATATGTATTTTGAACTGATGAAATTATATTTGAAACATTTGAAAAGATATTAGAACTTGATTTTATAAGTTTTCTTTTAATTCTACTTACATTATTTAAATTTAATGTTTTTGATGTTTCTATAATAAATCTATTTTTGATTTCTCTTTTATCACCATCTTCTACATTTGTAACTGTTGCTTCAATCTGTTCTTCGCCGTCAAATATATAAATTTTTTGATTTTTATGTACAATTAAATTATCTTTTAAATATATTCTATAAGTATTATTTGTAAGAATTTCAATATTTTGAATATCATGATTGGTTGGAATATTGTAAACCCAACTTGTAAATTTATAATCTTTTGAAATATTTTTACCAAAAGAACTTAAGGATATTTTATCTCCTTTTCTTAAGTTTGAAGATTTATCAAAATTAACATTTCCTATTACGTTAATAATTCTAAATTTTATTGGAGATATGTTATCAATATCAGAATCTACATAAGAATAAGCTAATTTATTTTCATAAATCAAATCACCAAATTGCAAATCATAAATGAGACCAGTAATATTTAATAATTGAGTATTTGTTTTATCTGTGTAATTTATTTCAATATTTCCGCTATTTGTTTTTGCAATTACGGTGCCAGAATATGCAAATCCAACTGTAGAATCTACATTAATAACTGTTGAATTTTTTGATATAGAATCAATTACTTTTGTGGTTCCGGTAAATTCAAAACTATTAATAAAAGAAGTCGAATCTAAAGAAATTTCATATAAATTCTTACCTTGAACTGGTCTATATTCGACATTATAAATTGAAGCTGAAGCAGTTCCAGAAGATACTTGCTGATACAAAGTAGATCCAGCAAGAAAAAGAGGATCATCACCAGAAACTTTTTCTACTAAAATATTTTTTGTTATAAAATAATTATTATCAGATGGCCTCAACATATATTCTTGAGGTTTGATTACTTCGACATCTTCACCAAAGAGAACTTTAAATAATATTTTAAAAGATGTATCAGTTCCCTTTGATGTATAAAAATCTTTTGCTCTTGATAAAATATTTTCGATGGATATATTGGAAGTAAAACTTCTTTCTTCAAATCCTGGAAGAAATTGGTTTTTAAATTTTTTAAAAAATTCAAAAAAGAAAATATAATTTAAGTTATTAATTATTGTTCCGGCAGAATGGTCTTCTGCTAAAGTTTTTGTAAAAGTTAAAAATTCTGGATTATTGTTATTTTCAAGATTTTCAATACCACTAAAACCACGTATACATCCAAGAAAAGAATTTTGTGTTTTTGATGTATATGTAATGATCTCATCGTTAATTTTTAATATACCATATTTGTCTGGATATCCGATTGTGTGAGATGCATAAATTATATCATCAAATGATAAAATAGAAGAAATTAATTTTGATTGTACCTGAGAGTCTATTAAAGTTTCATTATTAAAATTTTCAATACTTTTATATTTTACTAGATTATTTGATAAATCAACTACACCCGTTTGGTGTTCTTGTGAAATATAATATTGATTTAGAAATTGTTTAAATGTGGGCGATTCTTCATTTAGAAACTCCGGTATTTGAGAATCTAAAATGTGATTGATTTTAACTCTTTTGATCTCAGACATTTATCTTGTGTACAATCCGTTGAGGTAACTTGAAGTAGAAGTATATTGTGTAGCTGAAGTATTTTCTCCAGATTCAATAACATCTTCTATAGTATTTACCACAGTATTTGAAATATCTATTTGAAGATATATATCTTTCAATGCAATTATATCATTTGACTCTGGAACTGCTTCAATTTGAATAACACCAGTTTCAAGAGATGTAGAAGTAATATTAATTATATCTAGTATAATTTCGCCTTTTGTATAATTAACTGTTCCTGCATTATTTTTTACAATTACGGGATTATTGTCTATAAGTTTAAATAAAATAATTCTACCAGATGATAACGAAATTGGAAAATCTGTAATATATAAAGTTTCGGCAAATTCATTAGTTTTAAATCCAGAAGATTTGATGCTATAATTATTTGTTTTTTGGTGAAATTTATTACCAAAACATATCTCATAAGTTGCAAATGTATTAAATGCTGGTTGCAAGTCTCTTCTCATTTTGACTTTTGTAATATTAGATGTAATTGCTCGATTTGTATTATCAATTAAACTATTAACCTTACTATACTTAAATCTTCCACCAAAACTATTTACGTCCGTTGATCTTGAATATATGTTTAAGGTATTAATAACTTGATTGCGAAGTAGACTTGCATTTGCAGTAAATGATTGGTTGTAATATATTGTTGTGTCCAATTCTACATAAAGATATTTTAAATCAATAATTTCAGGTTTAATTCCAGCAATACTATATTGTTTTAGTTTTTTTCTAATTTCATTTTTTTTAATTTCTGATAAAAAATTTCCATTTCTTGGTTTGATTGATATGAATACCTTTCCGTACTGTGGTGGATCTAATTCGTCTCCACCATAAGCAGATACCGAATCCACATTTGTATAAATGTATGGTATTAGTGCTTTATAGTCGTTTGCTGTGACTGCTCTGTATTGTGATGCATATACTCTTGGTGCAAGATATTTGATAGAATCCAATTCTTCAATATCATCTCCATTTTGAGCAGATGTTGTTGTGGTTAAAAGTGAAATCCCTGATGTAATTGTAATTGCGTTATTGTCCACAATTGAACCAGAAAATGTAAAATTGGATGCACCATTTGCAGTTTTTCCATTAGTTACGATGTATGAAACAAGTACAGTGCTTCCGTTTTCTGGTTTCTTTCCCAATAAATTATCACCAAAAAGAATTTGGTATTTTTCATCATTGACTTCTTGAATTAAAAATACTTTAGAATTTTTATCAATATTTAAAATATTATCATAAAGAGAATATTTTTCGGTTGATGTTAAAGATACACTTACTCTGATTGTAGATGTATCGATATCGGTGTTATCTAAAATGTATTTTTGGTTTGGTTGACTATAATCAATCGTAAAAGTTTTAGTTAAATATGTTCCTTCATAAATTGATATATCATTAAAATATGCAATACCAAAATTATCAACTGTAGTTGTTATAACAGAAGGAATTGAAAATATATAATTGCCAGATTCAACAGCACCCAAAGCAACAATTCCTGCCTTTAATGTAACTGTTCTTGAATTTAAAGATCCGGTATTTACCGTAAAAGATATTTTAGATTCAGCTGATCTTTTAGAACGAGGAACGTAACCAATATTTCTTGCAAGAGATACAACATTTTCTCTTAATGTCGCAGAATCAATAAATGACTCATTTGCTTGCATATTAGTATTATATGCAGTAATATAACTATTATATGCTAAAACATCTATTAGGATTGAAAAATTAGATCCTTCAAAATCAAAATCACTAAAATCTGTATTTGCTCTCAGATAGTCCTTAATCTGAGTTCGCAAATCATTAAAATCTAAATTTGTAAATTGATTAAATGACATTAGACTTTTGTTGATTGTAAAATAAATTCTATATTCTGAGTCGCAAAAGGCATACCAACAATGTCATAAGAAATACTAATATTTAAATCATTATTATCCAATTCAGATTCAATGATCACATTATTTAATTTAATTCTGTATTCATAATTATTAATTAAATTTGTTATTTCTTGTTCTAAAAATACAGATATTTCAGAACTTTGTATTTCAAAAAGGGAGTTTTCAATAGATGTTCCTAATAAATTATTAAAAAATCTTTCCCCAATACGAGTTCTTACAAGATTCATTACCGATCTTTTGATCGAATCTTCATTTTTTAAAACAGTTAAATCATTCGTAATTGGATGTCTAGTAAAAGATAAACTAATATCTTTAAAACTACGAGAAATTTTTACTGCCATTCATTTTTTCTCTTTTATATATCTATAATACTTTTTACCAAGTTTTTCCATAATTTGGTTCCGTTCCATATTCCCAATCATCATAATCTTCATCATTACGAATTTTTTCATGAAGATCAGTTTGTTTTTTTAAATCATGATTGGGTGCCAAATCATGCATAATTTCTTGAATGATTCTTTTTGGCGGTTCTGTTTTATAATCCGTAATCAAATGTGTAGTTCCCCACATTTGACGCATATACTCTTGATCTCTATCGACTGGTAAATTAGACATTTTTCTCCTGTTTTAAAAATAAAACAGAACTTTTATGATGGAGGTTTCTATCTCCAAATATATTTAACGATTTATATTTCTGATTTTATAATTACAAGAATTAAAATATTTTAAAAGTTCAATTGCAATAATTTTTGGATTTCCTTCACCGCAAGTGTAAATGTCTACTGTTAGGCATCCATTTTCTGGCCAAGTATGACAAGAGACATGACTTTCTGATAGTGCAATTACGATAGTAAGACCCTGTGGTTCAAATTTATGAGTAAAGATATTTAAAATAGTCATCTTTGCACGAGAAATCCCCCTTTGGATTACTTCCAATAGAGGGATTGTATCATTTAACAAATTATATTCAATATCATATACCTCTAATAAGAGGTGATTGCCCATAGAAAATTGTTCCAATAATTATGGTACCAAAAAAATTATTTATTTAAAATTTCCAGTGGTTATTTGGTTGCTCCCACCAAAAATGAATGTCTTCTTTGGTATCATCATAGTATAAACTGACAAAATCACTTTTGAAAGAACTGTAAATATTCTCACAAAGTGCTACTGTGTAAATATTACCTTTTATTTTAGATTTCATAATTTCAGCAATCCAAGTATAATTACTTCCACGAATAACACCTGCCTCAATCAATACAAAGTTAGTCCATTTTTCTTGCCATTTTATAAAGTTCTGATTAAATTCATTTTTATATTCTTCTGGTGATTCATCAGGAAATGGTACATTGACTGATTCGATATGAAAAATCTCACGATCCATTGTCAATGAATGTGACAGATGTTGTGTTGCAATTGCAGAATAATCTGGAGAAACCATTAAGAAACAAGTATCTCTTGGATGAATATTTAAATTCTCCATTTTTAACTTGTATGACATCTCTTGAATGAGAGATTTTTCTCTATCTTCGGATATAAAAATAAGTTTTCTCATAAGCATCTCAACCTTTACCTTGACCTCTATACTTTTTTCGAGCGGAATTTCGACTTGTCTTCGAATACTTTGTATTCTTTCCTTGTCCTTGAAGTGTGCTCTTAGGTGAACTATCAATTTTTTGATCTTTCTTATTTAATGCCATTTTAATTCTTCTCCTTTTTGTTCAAAAAACGGTTTTTGACGGGATTTTTGCGTGAGTGTTATAAGAATGCTATAAGAAGTAGTTCCTATAACATCTCTGAGATATGGAAAAATACCTCTATAAGACTTGTTTAAATCTCATAGAGGTATTCTAAGTTAAACCACTGAAAACGTCAAGAAATGTCTGAGAGATAATGCTCAGATAACTCTCATCTTTTCATGTCCGACACGAATCTGTGGATCACACCAAATTTCAAATCCTTCTTCTTTTGCATCAAGACAGAAAGAAACATCTTCTCCGCACATATCTTGTACTTCTCCAGATTCAAAGACTTGCATTTTAGGAGCAAACCAAGGATATTCAAGTTTTTCAAATACTCCTTTTTTAATCAGCACCCAACCAAATCCTGTATAATCAACTGTAAATGGTTTGCGCCTTTTACCCATTGTATCTAAAGTTTCATGATTCATAACTCCTCCATTGCCCCTAAAATCGTCCTCTTCTAACCAATGAGCAACTGAAGTAGTATGACCATCCTCTGTGCAATACCAACCTGCTGCGATGTCTTTGTCCATTGCTACAAGACGATAAAACTTTTCAGTATCAAATACGATATCACTATCAATCCAAAGTTGATAATCATAATTCAATTTTCCATCCCAAGGTATTTGTTTTGGTCCCCTGAGAACATTTGCACCTAAACATTTGCAACGTGCAAAGTTTACCATGGAAGAATAATCCTGTGATATTTGAATGCTTGCACCATTCTGCACAAGATCAAAACATAACTGAACAAAATTCTTTAAATATGTATATGATACTCCACGACCTGGAAGACAAAATACAACCGACTTTCCTTTAATTAATTCTTTAGTTGCCTGTAAATTAAAATCATCTGTTGATGATGTACTTAATGGTGCCTTTGCTTTAACTGTAAATCCTTTTGCCATAAAAATTGAAATAGTAACGTTTACATTCTACCACCGCAAATCAAATTTTGCAAGGTGGATTTGTTTTATTTAGTGTAACTTCAATGTCCTTGTCATTCCCCCCAGAAGTCCATACAAGTCCTCTGATAAGTTTCAGATTCTTCTGTAAATCATTCTGAGGGATTTGGCTTAATATAGAAATTCCTTTTACCTCAATATTATAAGTATTCATCTTCTTCGACTTTTCGAAGTAATTCTGTGAGTTCTTCTTTTAGTGAATTGTTAATTACTAATACCTTGTCTGTATCCAACCTATGCCGAATTGTATCAATTAGTAAATCTTTTTCAAATTCGTCAAATTCTAATTTCATTTTTTTTATTTTGGGTCTTCAAAAATTATATAGGCATTGTGATATTTCGATTTATGTGATATTATGAGAGAAACCTTTTTGTGTATTTTTTTTCCTCCGAAATTTTTTATAAAAGAGGGGAAACACTTATGCAATTTGAAACGGACTCGTAATCACTCTCTCGTTTTTGGTCCGTTGTAGGTTAGGGTAGTTATGCGTTTTTACTTTAGGCATCGGTTTATAATAACAAACAAACAACGTTGAATATAACTGTCAAATAGTGCTGTATAATAATATACACGAACTACAAAATATTGGTTATTATACTAAATTGATTGATACTAATATAAACTATACCCAGGGTATGTAAAATAACTGTACCGGGGGTATGAGAATTATGAGAACGAAGAGTTTTCCACAGGACGATAAAGGTTTTCCACAAGTAAACGAAGAGTTTTCCACAGGTATTCCACAATCTTATGAGGTTTTCCACAGGTTTGTGTAGTTTTCCACAGGTAAACGAAGAGTTTTCCACAGGTAAACGAAGAGTTTTCCACAGGTTTATGAGAGTTTTCCACAGGGCAAATCTTATAAAGTACTGCAAACACTACAACTACTTCTAAACCTGTGGAAAACTATTACAACGAACAGTTCTTATACTCTATACTACCACGAACAACCTGTGGAAAACTACTTTTCCACAGGACGAAGTAGTATCATACTCACAGATGCACGAAGTTCTTATCTCAGTCCACGAAGTCATTATAACACACGAAGTCGGGGGTTGTCAAGTGTCTCAGAATATGTCGGAAATCTTATAATCCCTTGGAAACACTTGACAAATAAACTGTGGTGTGTTATAATTAACAGCCTTAGAAGACAATAAGAACTTATAATACTTCATAATAACAGACATTATACTATAATAGCACAATATAACACATATGTTTTAATTAACATTCATTAATGATTTCTAATTACATCAATAGCAACCACACATATCACATTTCTTGTACTTTAGCAATCGCATCACAGATAAGTGTAGTCAGTAATATACACTGACCAGAGAGATCACATACTACATAAACAGTTTGCTTTGTGTGAATGTCTTGAGAGAAACGGATAGTCATTTGATTAATGAATGAAGGTTACTAATAAAGAGAAAGGTTTGGAACAAATAACCAGATGTATTCACCGTGTTCAGGTTCAATTCCATTCACAACAAATTCAGAATGAATTGCATCGGCACTAGCATAATCATCTATGTCAATCAAATACTCAAGACGATTCATAAATGTTTCAATCAGTTCATCAATACAGGTTTGTTTGGTCATTTGATTTGTGAAATTTAGTAACTGTTTGAAGTTCATCATCAGTAAAGAACTCTACTGGAAATGGATAAATGGTTTTATAAAGATACTTACTTAAAAT